ATGTGGAGAGGGCGATATAGTAATAGATCAATTGATTTAAGACCTAAAGAACAAATCTTAGTAAAAACAACTGTTGACAACAACATCAAGACAATCAACAACTAAATCAAAACAACGGAGCACAAAATGACAACACAAGAACGACAAGAGATCAAAGACTGGGGGCGCACTGTCGTCCGTCTACGCAGAGAGGGATCATTCTCTGATCTGCTACACGCTGAGATCAAAGTATCTGATCTGACAGTGAAAGAGATTGCAGCACTATGCAACACCAGCAGCGCATCTATCAACAAATGGAAAGGCGGAGAAGTGTATCCCGCTGTACATTACTTGTATCGCCTGGCAAAGTGCTTGCACCCTGTAACGGATGTTTCAAGCGCTTACATGCTTTACACAATGAAGATCAACGCAGAGAGAGCATAAGGAGGCAAAATGAACAAGTTTATCGGATTAAACATTGCAACACTAGACGACAACGGCAAGATCCGCCGCACTGGCTCTGTATTGATCAACGTCGATCATATTGTATCTATTGAGGCACAGGGCAAGCCTTGCGCTGATTCAGTTTGCAAAGTGCGAACGATACACAATGCAATTCCTTTCATTGTCGAGGGCAACATGATCGATCTTCTTGATGTGATCAAGCGTGCAGGGGCTGATTTTCACGCCTTTGATAATAGCAAGCAAGCAAGCCAGTCAGCACAGCAAAGAATACAGGAGAGGCAACAATGATTATCATTAGAAACGCAAGTGATTTCAGAGTCTTGATCAACATTGGACATATTACACACATGGAAGAAAAGACAGGCATGCTGCTAATCTTCTTGGATGGTGGCGATGTTGTTCCAACTTCTGAAACGTGGGAGGAGGTGATCATGAAAATCAAGAGCATCGGGGGGACTCAATGATCAAGGTCAAGACTAGGCTCGGCGATAAATATATCAATGTAATCAACATTGTCAGCATTGAGCAGGATGAAAAGAAATATGTACGCATATGGCATACGCATCAGGGATACACAGAGACAACAGAAGAGTTTGACGTTGTAGTAAAGAAGATCGAGAAGATGCTGATTCAAATCGCAGGGAGTCAGCATGTATAAGATTCTGATCAATAGCGGCACACAAACAGACTGGATCGAAAAGAAATTTGATTACATTGTAGACGCTCTAGAATGTGTTAGAATACATCATCACACACGTCTGATCTATCCGTGCGGCTCTGTTGCTGAATACATTCAGGGCACAATGATCGATCTTCGTTGACTGATTGAAAGTTATGGTTGTTTTGAGAGGGGGCTGACTGGCTCCCTCTTTTTATGTCAATAGTTTGTCTTTTATGATACATTGGGCGCATGAACAAACAACACTTGATCAAGTATCTCCAAGTTAGCAACAAACTGGAGACAATCGCAAAAGAGTATCCGCTAGCCGTTGCTCGCCTTTGGATTCCTCATTGTCATAGATGGGATGGATTAGCCAGTCAGTCAGAAAGAGAAAGAGGTTGCGGGCAGCCGATGCAGTTTGTGGGTAATGGATTATACACCTGTAAACATTGCAACATTACAGAGAAACGCACAAGCCAAAGAGAGGGAGTTGTGCACGCTCTCCGGCATTCTGAGGCGTTTCTTTTGAGTGGTGGGAATCGTAGCGGCAAGACCGAATCAGGAGCCGGCATGCTGCCCGTAGCGTTTGCGGCTGGCTCAAATGAGTGGTGGGTAAAGGAGTGGGCTGCACTGAATCAAATCCCGATCGAACTGCTCCCAAAAGAACCAAGCGAAGTATGGGTGTCTGCGCTGTCATATGGCGACGCCTTGACATATCTACGACCAAAGATCGAGAAGTATTGCCCAATTGGGACCCGCTTTGTCAGATGGAAGGCACAGGATCGAGCACACGCACTACTTCCAAACGGCGGTAAGATTCTGTCTATGTCTGCGGAGTCAGGGCGGGAAAAGTTCCAAGGCGGGGCCGTGTCTCTTGTCGTCTTGGATGAAGAGCATCCGAAGCCGATCTTTGATGAGTCTATGTTGCGATGTATTGATCACAAAGGAAAAGTGATCTGCACAATGACGCCACTCAAAGGGATCACGTGGGTACATGACGTCTTTATCGAGAATCCACAAACAGGATACGGCAACTATTCAATCAGCGGGCTTGATAATCCCTATGTGTCAAGTGTCAAAATGCGCAAGGCGATCGCCCACATGTCAGAGGCTAGCCAGCGATCGCGCTTGTTTGGAGAGTTCACAAATCAGCAGGGCATTGTGTATCCTGAGTTTGATCGTAACGTGCACATTGTAGAATCATTCGAGCCGCCTGCACACTGGCCACGAGACAGGGCGATCGATTTTGGTGTCAGGAATCCTTTTGCCTGTCTGTTCTTTGCACACGATGAGCGCGAGGATGTGCTGCACGTCTATCGAGAATACTACAAGACCGAGAAAACAAGCCTTGAAAACGGGCGCAATCTCAACAATATACAACGGCGATACAATGAGGATTATCGCTGGACTGTATGCGATCCTGAGTCTAGAGATGGGAGAATGACGCTTATGAGAGAATGTGGGATCAATAACCATCCGGCGCCAAAGCATCTCGGAGTCGTAGAAACGATTAACTGGGTAAAAGAACGGCTCGCACTTGATGCAGCCGGCAAACCTCACCTTGTAATACATGACAACTGTAAAGCGCTGATCAGAGAATTCAGGCTATACAGGTGGGCAAAATCTGAAAAGGGCGACAGACCACACAAAGCGAATGATCACGCTTTGGACAGTCTCCGCTACGAAATTTCTTTTCTTAAGCGATGGCAAATGCACCAATAGAGGATCTAACAATGGAACAGACACAATTTGCATTATGGCTGAAGGGGATCATGAATCGCAACGACATCACGATCGAGCAACTGGCAGATCGGGCCGGCGTATCTCGTAAGGATGTGCGCAACTGGATTAGGGGCCGAAGTATCCCGAAAACAGCCTACTTTGTCTTTCTGCTTAAGGCTTTGAGCCAGTTAACAAAGTGCGAAGAAGAGATCCTCTATACAAATGCAAGCAGAGCGATTCTGCGGGATTCATGAAAATAAATACAAAAAACTTTATAAATATGTTGACATATCAAAAAGAATCCCTTAAGATATAAGTATAGTCAAGAACACAACAACGGAGTACAAAATGACTTTAATCCTCGAAAATATGACACTTGAACAATACGAAACAGCATATATCTTGATCTTTGATACTTATGCACCAAACTGTGAGAATGACTTTGGATGTGGTGACATTTCATTAGAGATTGAATTTGATAACAAGAACGAACTATTGGAAGTTGTGGAAAATCTTAGATTTCTTAACTTTACATTGACAGTAAAATAATCAATAAACTAAGCAGGGGGGCAATCGCTCCCCTTTTCCAAATTCTAGAATATGCAACAACGGATTTAACATGTATAAGATTCATATTTTCAAAAGAGCCAGTCAGGAGATCATAGAATACTTCTTCAATCAAATTTATGATCTATTAGCCAGCGACGATCCGCAGAAGGTCAAGGCACACATTCAAAAGATTCTAGACCTTGAGACAAAGCATTATTTGCAGGCGCATATCAGCAGCATGAATCGATATACCTTTTACGCCTCAGTTGGCAAGCCTGACACAGAGGGCTATCACGTAGCCATAAACAGCCTCGGGCGGGCTTCTTGTACTTGCCCCTCATACTATCACAGACACCACAGAAAGAGCGGCTACTGTAAGCATATCATTGCGCTCGCTCTTGTACTGGAAAAGCCACCACGGGCAAAAGAGATCGCTGTACAACTGATGGAAATGTGATACGCTGTTTATCTTGATTGGATTGAGGGATCCGATTAATGTTCTTTTGAGAGTCGCATTTATGGGGATATGTGCGGCTCTCTTTTGTTTTAGAAATGGATCGCCGTGTCAATAGTCACATAAATCTGATATATTGCCAGTATTGACAGGAGAACACATGCCACAAAATAAACAACCACCCGCGCAAACTGGCTGGCTGACTCGCTATGTACCCTCATTTATAACTCGCTATTTTGGACAGGTTCAAGAGAATCCGGAGACACCTGAACACGGCGCTTCATGGAGCACAGGCAACGGCGTATCGCCAATATTCTCACCCCGTCAATCCATGGCAGTATTTGGCAAGCACGCCTATACTCACGCCTGTGTAACTCGTGCCAGTCAAGATATTGCATCGTTGCCTATAAAACTCCTTAGAGGGCAAGGGGAGCAACAAACAGAGATAGATGATCATGAAGTGCTGGATCTATTTCGCCAGCCGTCTAGCATCACAGACGGGTATTTATTCCGTGAGCAGTTCATTGTTGATCTCATGATGACGGGCAACGTTTACACGCTGATCGTTGGCGACTTAAACAAGCCGACAAGCCTCTACAGATTGCACCCTGAAAACGTGCGAATCATTCCGGACCCTGTGAAGATGGTGCAGGGCTACGAATACACAGACGGCGGCTCTACGGCTGTATATCCGCCCGAGCGTGTTCTACATATCCGCAATGCATCATGGGACAATCAAAGTGCTGGAGAACTGTACGGATCCGGAATCGTTGAGGCACTTAACGAAGAGATCACAGCAGACATAAACGCCCAGCGCATGGCGAGCAGTGTATCAAAGCAGGGGCGGCCTGATGTACTTCTATCGCCTGCTGATCCTGCTGACATATGGGACAGGAGACGGCGACAGGAGATTATGCAAGCGTATAAGCAAATGACAGAACACGGCGGCGCTATGGCCCTCAGTGGGCAGATACAGATCGAGGCGTTAAATCTTTCGCCAAGAGATCTCGAGTTTCAGGCGCTGCGATCAATGGTACGAGAAAACATCAGCGCAGTTTGTGGCGTACCGTCTACAGTGCTCGGCTTGCCTGATGCAAACTATGCAACAGCAAGACAAGCGACGATCA